TACAATTCACATAGATTTTCAGTATCAATGCTACCAAGACAAACAGGAAAAACAACCTGTGCATCAGGATACCTAATATGGTATGCTATGTTCCACCCGGATTCACACATACTAATTGCGGCACACAAATACGCAGGAGCATCAGACATTATGTCAAGGGTGCGTTATGCTTATGAGATGTTACCTGGTTGGATTAAAGCAGGTGTAACACAATACAATAGGAACTCAATTGAATTTGATAATGGTTCCAAAATAATGGCAACTACAACAACTGAAAATACTGGACGGGGTATGTCCTTAACAATGATATATTGTGATGAGTTTGCATTCGTGCAACCGCCCGACAAGGCCAAAGAGTTTTGGACTTCGCTGTCTCCAACATTGAGTACAGGTGGTAAATGTTTAATTACATCAACACCAAACTCCGACGAAGATCAGTTTGCATTAATTTGGAAAGAAGCAAACAAAAGATTTGATGATTACGGTAATGATAATATTGTAGGTACAAACGGTTTTTATGCCATGAAGGCACACTGGTCCGAGCATCCAGACAGAAACGAAGAATGGGCAGAAACAGAAAAGGCTAGAATTGGTACAGAAAGATTTAGACGAGAGCACGAATGTGAATTCTTAATATTTGACGAAACATTAATTAGTTCTACAACATTAGTAGAAATGGAAGGAAACGAACCAATGCAAACAATGGGGCAAGTTAGATGGTGGAAAAAACCAAACCCTAAAATGACTTACATGGTTTCGTTGGATCCTGCTATGGGTACAGGAGGAGACTTTGCCGCTATACAAGTTTTTGAATTACCTACGTTTGAACAAGTGGCTGAATGGCATCACAATACAACTCCAATGAATCAACAAATAAGAATATTACAAGGTATTTGTAAACATATTCATGACTCAATAATGGAACAAGATACATCTGCTAATCCTTCTATATTTTATTCTATGGAAAATAATACAGTAGGTGAAGCGGCGCTTTTAAGAGTAATGGATATTGGAGAAGAAAATATTCATGGAATGTTTTTGTCAGAACCAATAAGAAAAGGACACAGAAGAAAATTTAGAAGAGGATTTAATACAACAGCAAAACATAAAATTGATGCTTGTACTAAATTTAAAGAACTTGTTGAAAATAATAAAATGGTTATAAACAGTAAACCATTAATATCAGAATTAAAAGATTTTGTTGCTACAGGAATATCATTTAAAGCAAAACCTGGACAACACGATGACCTAGTAAGTGCTTGTTTGATAATGACACGTATGATGAAAGTACTTGCTGATTTTGACCCTAAAATCTTTGAGAAATGGACCAATAGAGAAACCGAATATACGGCTCCAATGCCCATATTTGCCAACCTAGGAATATAACTAAATATAGTATTATGACAACAGAAGTACTATCTAACAACGTTTTTAACAAAATTCGATCCAAATTTGGTGATGTGCAATTAGGAGATTCAGATGGAAATGTTACCGCTGATCCTAACGAAGCAGTATTTTATGACTTTGAATATATGGAAGATGCAGACACATTCGGAAGAATGAGTATATCACTTGCAGATGGAGAATCTATGAAAGTATTTTACAATAGAAACTTAACTGATAAAATTGATGAAGATAGCAAAGCAAACTTTTTTAGTTTTTTAAAAGAACTAAAAGACCTTGCTGTACAGCATCAATTGAAGTTTGATGTACGTGATATTACTAAATCTAACCTATCTAGTCAGGATTTTAAGAATCTCGCAGATACGAATCAAACGGTAAATACTGATGAAATGTCAGAAGAAATAAACAGAATTACAAGTTTAGCAGGGGTAAAGGAAGCCGAGCCAGAAGCAGGATTAACTGGGGGACCGGCACCAACAACTATTGCAAAACAGTTTCCTGGCGTAGACGACAAATCATCATTAGTACGAGCAGTTACAAAAATGAAACAAGGACAATCTAATTACAGTCGTGATGAAATAACTGCGGCCGCTGATGCTTTTAAAGAAATACTTGGCAAAGATCCAAATGAAACTTCAAGATTAATGACAATGCTTAAAGGGGTGGCACAAAAAGCAAATCCTTTTAATCATCCAGATGATTGGGTAGGACATGGAATGATGAAAAACAAAGATGCGAATGCCAAGGGTAAAGGAAGAGGAACTGATAGAAAAGGAACTGTATGGGGAACTGAATCAGTTGATGAAGTAGAAAAAATTACTAAATTAGCAGGCGTAGAAGTAAAAGAAAGTCTACGTGGAACTACTAAAAGTTCTTATGAAAATTTAGATAAAACAAGATTAATAATTAGGCACAAAGGCAAAGTTGACGAAACTATACCTGGTGCAAGATCAAGACAAATACAATCATTGTATATTGAAAACAGTGATGGTGAAAGATACAAATATCCATTAACACATTTAGCAGGTGCAAGAGCAATGGTTAGACACGTTGCTAACGGTGGAAAACCTCATGATGATTTTGGACAACACATTATACAAACATCAGAAGATATTGCAAAATTAAATTCATTCTCAAGATATGCATCAAACAAAGATCAATTAAATGATAATGCAAGTGATATTATTGAGCAAACTAAAATGAAATTAGAAAACCTAAGACAGTATGTTAGAAATTTAGGAAAACAATCACACTACGATGAAACATTTAAAAACTTTAAAACAGCAGAAGAAAGAGTTTTAGACGACGAAACTAGAAACACATACAGAGAAAAATTTACATTAAAAACATTAGACGATAGAGTAGAAGATGCACTTCCTTTAATTCATGACATTATGTCAGAATATAAAACTGATGAGCCAACTGATAAAGATGCAAAAGTTGAGCCACCAGTTGATCATGGAGCAATAGTACAAAGTTGGTTAACTAATCCTGATAATAAATTAGTTTTAAGAAAAGATGACACAGCAGATAAAATGTTGGCTGTAACAAAATTTAATAATAAAAATACTATGTTAGGTTCAATACTTTCAGACATCGCGGCTAGAATGATGTCTAAAGGAAACGACGATGACAGAGTGGCAAACTTTGCTTCAAGAGTTGCAGACGAAATAGAAAAAGAAGGAACACCTTTTGCTACACACGATCAAGATTATTTAAAAAATAAAAAAATTGCAGTAATGTTAGCAAAAAGATATATTGATGATTATAAAAAAATGAAATCAGATCCTGCTTATGGTGATGAAGTAAGAGTTGACCCACAAGCATTTGCACCTAAAAAAGATAGACAAGGTAAAGCAAAAGAAACTGAAGCATTTGAAAATTGGGTTAATAACATAGATGCTCAAGCAGTTGAAGATAAAGGTTCTACTTTAGCATCAAGAATAATTAGAAAAGCGGCAGATGAAGATCCAGAATCTATGGATCATGAAATGTTTAAAAAATCTGCTGATATGTTAGACGCAGGTGAATTAGAAGAATTAGGAAAACACGTTCATGATTCAGATACTGCTCCAAGAGAATTTGTTATGAAAACAATAGCAGATCATGATCCAGAAACTTTCAAACAGATGTATGGTGACCAAGAAGGTTATCTAGCAACAATGAAACCTAAAGGTCTTGACGTAGATTCATTTAACGGAGAGTCAGTAACGTTTGAAGATATTAAACCTTACGTTTCAATGTACAGAGATGAGCAAACTGGTAAAATGACATACGACGTATTAGATAAAGACGAACAGTCAGCATACAAAACAACTGATTCAAAAGCGGCAATGGCTTATCTTTCAAAAAACTTTAAAAAATTAAGAATGGACAAAGACGATAGAATTGATCAAGCAATAGCGGCTCAAAAAAAAGACGCTGAAACAAATCCAAATTGGGGTAAAGACAAAGGTCCAGTTGACCCAGAATGGGAAGCAGAAAAAGACCACAGAGAAATATCTCGTATAATGAAGTACGAAGGTTTAAATGAATCAAGAGCAAAAATTGTTGAATCAATTAAATCTAAAGTAGCATTAGATACAGCAGAAGCAGACGCAGAACTATCCAGAATAGTTCAACTTTCAAAATAATAGCATTTTACCAATAATAACAGTAGACAATTCATAAATATAGTAGTATATTATGCATATGCTTAATATACACTTAGGCACACTAAAACAAACATAGGCACACAAGGAGGCTTACATTATGGCTACATTGGCTGAAATAAGAGCGAAGTTAAAAACACAAGAAGTGAATCGCTCCACTTCAAGCGGCGGCGACAACGCAATTTACCCACATTGGAATATACAAGAAGGACAAGAAGCAGTTCTTAGGTTTTTACCTGATAAGGATACTGCTAATACGTTTTTCTGGACTGAAAGGAATATGATCAAACTACCTTTTGCAGGTATTAAAGGTCAAACAGATTCTAGACCAGTTCAGGTACAAGTACCGTGTATGGAGATGTATGGTAAAACTTGCCCAGTTCTAACAGAAGTTAGACCGTGGTTCAAAGACAAGAGCATGGAAGACATGGGCAGAAAATATTGGAAAAAGAAAAGTTATATTTTCCAAGGTTTTGTTACAACTAATCCCTTAAACGAAGAGGCTAAACCAGAAAATCCAATTAGAAGATTTATAATTGGTCCTCAAATCTTTAACATTATCAGAAGTGCATTACTTGATCCAGAGATGGAAGAGTTACCAACTGATTCAGTTAAAGGTGTAGACTTTAGAATCACTAAAACATCTAAAGGTGGTTATGCTGACTATTCAACATCAAAATGGTCTAGAAGAGAACGTGCATTAGACGAGGCTGAAAGAGCCGCGATCGAATCGAACGGTTTATTCACTTTATCAGACTATAGACCTAAAGAACCATCAGATGCAGAAGTAAAAATAATTAAAGAATTATTTGAAAAATCTGTTGATGGTGAGGCTTATGATCTTGAAAAATATGGTCAATATTTTAGACCTGCAGGAACTTCTGCACCTAAAGTATCAACACCAGTAGCAAGTAATCCGGCGCCAGCAACGGCACCTGTAACAGAAGCAGTAGCACAACCTACTGTTACTACACAGACAGTTGCTCCAGCACAAGGAACAAATCTCACTCCAGAGGCTACTCCAAACGGAGATAGTGCCAAAAGAGCAGAAGATATCTTGAAACTGATAAGAAGCAGACAAAGTCAATAAAATAAAAAATTACCAGACCCTGATTTTCAATTGACGGTCAGGGTCTAGTATGTTAATATAAGGTATAAAGATGACAAAAGTATTCGACGCAACAAAATTTAGAAAAAGTATTACAAAATCAATACAAGGATTAGGTATTGGTTTTAGTGATCCAACAGACTGGATATCATCAGGCAACTATGCACTGAATTATTTGATGTCCGGTGATTTTAACAAAGGAATTCCCCTAGGCAAAGTAACAGTACTTGCCGGTGAGTCTGGTGCAGGTAAAAGTTACATAGCATCAGGCAACATTATTAAAAATGCACAAGAACAAGGTATATTTGTTATACTAATAGATACAGAGAACGCATTAGACGAAGCATGGTTACAAGCATTAAAAGTAGACACGTCAGAGGATAAACTTTTAAAATTAAGTTTGTCCATGGTTGATGATGTAGCAAAAACTATTTCAGAATTTATGAAA